CAGTGGTTCGGACTGTGATTCTTTTTTGTCACTCACGTCTTCTCCCTCAACTCCGGCGCCGTGCAGACGCCTTTCAAATAGTAATTCATGTACTCCTTGGCGTGCGGAGCCAGAATATAAATCATTGCTTTCTCTGAAACACTTCGGCTGGGTCTTCGATATGGTCAAGAAGTGCGTACAGGACGCCCTTGTGCGGACTCGCAGCCAAGTCACGAAACGCCTCCAAGCGGTCCTGTTCTGACACACCTTTGCAACCAGCAATCGTGCCAACAAGCAACTCAAGGCCCTCATTGCCAGACTTTGCCGCTTGTGCTAACGCTGGCCATGCTGTCGCGCCGTGTTTGTGGCATGCGCTCGCTACCTGATGCATAGCCGATTCTCGTCTCGTTTCGTCATACAAGACGAATCCAGCAGTAACGACGTCATCTATCGGACATGCATACAGCTCATCGTACAGTCGATTCCTGGACGCAGAATCAGCATCAAGCAACTCACGCGATATCTGCAATGCGGTTCTGCTCACCGTCCCCTCCGATTCCGTCGCCGCTCGCGCCGAGCTTCACGACGGGCTTTGGCTCGCTCCCGAATTCCCTTCAGTGGCTTGACTATTCGCCTGACCGGCTGCGCGTGGACCACGGCCTTCACGGTGTTGCGCACTGGCTGGCGGCGCTGACTCGGCGTGCGGGCCGCTATCGCTTGGCGGGCCGCTACGGGCTTCCAGGCCGCATGTGGCGGCTCGACGTAGCACTTGCCGCCAGGGCACTGCGCATTCGCGGTGGCCGTCAGGGCGAATAGGACGATTACGATTGAAAGTAGACGAATCATAACTACTCCTTCACGTGTGATGTGGATGTGTTACCGAATGAGTTGTTTCTCATACTCCGGATACGCCGATAACGTCATGGCGGTGATATCCTTGCCGACTGTCATCTGGTTCCACAGAAGCAATTTGTAGTTCGTGGGTGGAACCGTTATTCCCGTTAGGCAGCACCTTTGTGGCGTCGACACCGCGCGGGCAACAAACGAACCAGCAGCCGTCTTGCCGGGCTCGACCGCAGCGCCGCCGTCTTCGTAGTTTGTTCCGTCCAGCGATGGAAGCACGTATACGTCCACCGTCTCGTCGGCAATCGCAGTTCCCGCAACCGTGAACACCAATTCAAGGTTGACGGTCTTGCACGATTTCTCGGTATTATCGATTGCCGACGACAACTTTCCTGCGGCGGCGGCAAGCGTGGTGGCGCTCACCCCCGTGGTAATCGCCGAGCCCTGGGAATTTGTTATATCTACGAGCATGGCTACTCCTATAAATGGTTTATGCTGGCAACTCTCCACTCATCAGGTAGGCGCCTACGTTCACCCAATGAATAGTCACCGTGCCGGTTAGCGTTACCGAATCATTGCCGTCCGAGCACGATCCCGCGTCGAAAAGGATATTCAAGTACGCCTTTTTCGCTGTGTCCGTGCCGTCGAGATGATCCGCCCCAACACCGTCGACAGCTTCCAATACCCCAACGCCGTCCGACAAAGCGGACACAGCAGCCGTGGAGACAATGTCGTCCTCGGTAGTTTCCAGGTTGCCAACCGCCACGTCGGTCTGGGCAGTGGTTCCGACGTGAACATCCCCGACAGCGGTGGCGGAGAGCGATTCACCGTCCACTTCAACCATGATGTCAACGCAACCACCAATGATCTGAATAGCGCCCTCCGGGAAGTCGTACAGCTCCAGCGAGCCGTATTCCGCGTTCGTTCCGTCCGTGATGGTAACCGACACATCTGACAAGCTGATGGCTGTGCGGTGGACTGGATACGTCGACGAGCCTTCGGAAACACTGAGACCTGTGGTTTCGCCAACAGCTCCCGCGCCGACTGTTCCGCCGGTGACGATTCCAATCGCGGTCTCGTTTGACTCCGACAACGTAGTATTAGCGGCGATATTCGTATCCGCCCCTGTCAGGCTCTCCGCGACCATCGCCCATCGCCTCTTGAAAGGCGCGCGGGCCAAGCCGGTATACCCGCCGCTGGACGCATAGATATTCCTATCTGATTTTTCGACAGTCATCACATTCCCCCGTCTTTCGGTTGGAGTTTTTCGCGAGTGGACTCGATAAGGTTCTCGCGTCGTTTTTTTGTACTCACAAGGCCGGGATCTTTCTCGGCTTCTTTCGTGGCGGCTTTCATTACGAGGTCATCAGCAACACGGTAATCGGCGTCCGTGTCATGCTCGACAGGCACACCCTTCACGTCGACAGCACCCTCACAACTCCAGCCACGTGTTTCGCAAATTCGCTTAATGTCACCCTTCCCACTGACCCACGCTTTCGGGTCGTTCGGGCTGTCGGCAAGCTGCGTCATGAATACCTTACCGTCAGTGGACACTCCCGCCTTCTTGGCGGCTTTTCTCGCCGACAACGGAACGTGCGCAGAACGCGCATTGGCGTCACGCATAAACGTGGAATCTGTTCTGATTCCAGGCACGGAACGGCACGCAAGCATCTCCGCCATGCTATGGCTTTGGCCGTCTTTCCGCATTCGTTCATACGCTTCTTGTACGCTGTTGTTGTTCGAAACACGAGGGAACATTGTTCATCTCACTGTTGAGGGGGCTGCTGTGGCAGTGGAGCGAGCAGCATCGGTGTATAGTCTATCTGCATCGCTTCACCCCATCGCTGAATCAGACCGTTGACCAGCCGGGGGTCGCCGGTCATCTGGTAGTGGTTTTGTGCAAGCGGACCGATGTACTGCCACGCTTCATGGGAATCTTCGATAGCTTGGGCGGCGTTCTTCTTGCGTCCGCTTCCGACTTCGATGTTGTAGGCGAATTCACTCGCCGCCAAGTACGGATCTGTGGTGTTGACCAATTCGCCCCACTCCATTGCTAGTGGGCCAGGAATCGGGCCTTGCACAGGCTCCCCTGCAAGCATCGCGAATCGCTGGGGCGACACATGCAGCCGCGTGGCGATTGCTTCTGAGGTAGCAAGATCCGAATGCCACTGTTCAACGCGGGCCGCCATGTCTTCCGGACGAACCGACATATTCTGCTGTTTAATCTGGGCTTCCGCGCTCGACCGCATCTGGCGAGTACTCGACCCGTACATCAACTCGGTCAATCCCGTGTTCCTGCGGAATTCCTCCTGGGACATTTCCAAAGCCTTATACAAGTCCATCGTCATGTCTGGAAACTGAAGGACGTGGACGAATTTGGTGATATCGTTCGCCACCTCCTCGCATTTGATAACTTCCTGGTCGCCGTCGTTCTTAATCGCGTTTTGCACCGCTTGACTTAGCGCCTTGGTAGTGAAAATCAAGTCACGGCATGTCTTGTCGAGTCTGCCAAGGATGTACGAATAGGCGGCGTCAATGAACGTCTGAAGAGGAAGAGAAGACTCCAATGGACTAGTCGGCCACACGCGCCGAGGATGCTTGTAGAAACAAAGGCAGGTACATGGCCACGGATTCAAAAAGTTCTCGTAGAACGCAATCGGCCATGACACTCTAGATTTAAAATCGTCTTCCGTCATGACTCCGGCAATCATCTGGTCCGCCGGAAGATTCAAGGGGTACGGTAAGCCGGGGAGGATAGCCAGATAGACGTGCCTGTTGAGACTTCCTCCGGTGAACCGCTTTAACTGAGGATCTGCCTCGCCGAAGTTCCCGCCCAGTCCCACACGTGAAAAGATTTCGTAATACTCGCACACATCCCCGCTGTCGCGGTCGTGCTGTGTGCTTCGGTAATCGTAATCCTCGTCGTCGCGCTCGGCCTGTTCTTTTTCGCTTGCCATAGTTGCGCGAAGTAGCTTCACGTCGATTCCGTACTCTTCGGCCACAAGATGCACCGGACGCCTTCTACGACGCGCTATCCATCCAGCGTGGTGCATCTGTTCCGCGTCCGCGTCCATGAACAGGTCGTCTACCGTATCGTAGAACGACCCAACAAGCTGGTTCTGCGATTCATGCCACACCACCCCCATTCCCTTGACTAATGCCTCTGTGACCGCAAGTCTGCTCTGGTCTTGGAGCCCGAATAGGTCGGGGGTGTAGTTCAGATGCCACGAAAGAAGCGTGGACGCAATCTGGTCCTGTTGCCGAACGGATTCATATTGAGGCGCGAATTGCTGCATCAACGGCGGCAGCGGAGGTCTGCGAGGAGTGACCTGTCTATGGGGCACTCCAAATTGCAGGTAGGGAAGAAACATCCTGACAAATTCGCTCGTCAGGTTGACCGTGATGATGTTGTCAGGTCGACGGAGTTTGTTGCGATGGTCACCTGGTCTCGGGGAGCCTTCATCATCACGGAAAATGAACGCATGCGACGAATCGCCGTAGAATTCCCATGCACGGCGCGCGGTTTTGTCGAACTGCTTCTCCTTAACCTTCTTGGCTCGCTTTATTTGAGAAAGCCAGACGGAGCAGACTTTAGAAAGCAGGTTGTGCAGCGGGTCGCTGTCCATCAGTTACCTATTTGTTTCCGAGCGCCTTGTCAATGGCGTTCATCCTTCGCTTGAGAGCATTGAGCCCACTCTTGAGTTCCGCGAGCGTTTCAACGGCCTCTTCGAGCGCGCGTGCGTGGTCGATGACCGTGCCGAATTCCGCTCGGCACGTCTTCACGACCTTAATGTCTTCCAGGAGGGTGTCGAAATTGTCTTCCAGGGCGTTCAGTCTCAACGTGTGGTGAGACAGCCTCCACGTTCCGTTCTCGGCTCGCTGGTGGGGGTGGCTAATCAGGAATGGGTCGTCTTCGTGGCGAATGCCTCGCACCGCTTCCGCGCCGTTGTAAATCGTAAGGTCAACGACGGGACCGATCATCTCAATGACCTGCGCCGGCATGGCGGCTTGGCCGTCCTTCATGTAAGCCACGATGTCGCCGCAACCTACTACGGGAGGCTTGAATTCCACCGGCTCTTGGACTTCGGGAGGAGAAATTGCTGTACTCATGAGAATACTCCGGGGGTTAGAACACTACGCTTTTGCGACTGTCTCGCTGAAATCGTTCTTCCAAATATTTGCCCCAGCCGCCGTCGGACTTGGGGCCGGGAGGGTCTGGCTCTTGATAGGTCAATAACCCTTCAGAGCCCGCAAAATACTCCAGGCAGTCAAGTAGGTCTTCCTGGAGTTTGTCGTTTCGCTTTTCTTGTCTCTTGCCCGCCTGTCCGTTCGGCAAGATGACTCGCATCGCGTTTGAAATCTGTTTTTCCAGTTCTGGAAGCACGCCGCGAAATATCTTCAGCTTGGGAGAACCCATTCCGAACCCGAACGCTCTGGGCTTCATCCACGATATAAGCGCGTCCTCGCGAGTCTGGACCTTGTTGCATCCCGGGAAGAATCCTCCCATGTCGGGCAATCCGCTTTTGCGTCTCGGCTCGATTCCCTGTTGTTCCAGTGCTTCCGAATATCTCTCGAAGCGGTTCTTGCTCTCGCCTACAACTTTTTGCTTTCCCATTTGCTGGTCAAAAATGATCGCCTCGACCTGCCTTCCGTTGAGAGTATCGCTGACCTTCAGGGCCCATCTCTCCGCGTCTCCTCGCATCAAGTCCCAACCATCATAGATGTAGATGTGCTCCTCGTTGGGGTCCACCGCCGCAAACAACGTCCCGCAATGCTGGGTTCCTGGGTCAACCGCCATGTAGATGGTCCAATTGTCAGGAATGTCGAACGGGTCCACTCCGTGAAGGTTCATGGGGTCGAAATCACGGTACACCTGCCGCACATCCGAAGCAGCGCGCCCATACCATCGCACCTCCCTGTCTTCTGGAGTAAGCGATTCGTAGAAAATCCGCTTGCGCTTTTCCGATATGTACGGGTTGTCCTTCAGCAGCAGGTGGCATTCCATTACATCCGGGTCTCCGCCTCGGGCGCGGTCGCGTAAGTCCGTTAACTGGTGGTTGAGTCTCTGAGGGGTGGCGGACCAAATAAACCACGCCGACCGTCGCATGGACCCTCGCATTGCTTCATCGAAAATCTGTGGGTTTTCAAGATGTTCATCGAACCAATATCCATGTTTTTGGGTTCCCTGATCCGGTGCAGCTTTCGAGGAGCGGAATACCACTTCACTGTCCGTACTTGGAATACGAAGGATCTCGGGCACTCCGGCTCCCTTGTCGCGGTACTTCAGTTGTGAGGGCTTGTTCGGGTCGCATAATCTTGGGGACAGTATAGGTGGTGACTCAGTCCATTTCTCTTGATAGGCTTCGTCATACGGGTCGAGGCGAATCGGGTCTTCTTGGTCTCCCATTTTTCCAATCCAACGAACGGCTCTCAAAACACCGGTGTGTTCATCCTTGATGCACGAGAACGCGCCTGGCTGAACCAGCTTCTCCAACATGGGTTCGGCTAGATGCCGTTCGTCCAATCCGACCGCGAATATCTTGTTTCCGCGAGCAGGATACTTTCCGTAAGGGTCCATGTTGCAAATACACCTGGCTATCTCTACCGCAGCCACCGTGGTCTTTCCCGATTGATTCGAGCCGATCGGCAGTCGAAATATCTTCAGTTGTTCATGAAACACTGCAAGGGTCGGAAGGGCGCTGTAGAGGGCAAGCGCCTCCGCGCCGCGTTTGGCCAGCTCGTACATCAACTTGGCCTGCTTGCGAGCCAGCGACTCGATTTGCGCTTCTAGCTCGCTGGCCGGCGAAATGTCACGGCCCGCCCGTATCGCTTCCAGTGTTTCCAAATAGCTTGTCATGTTCTTCTTGCAGTTCCGCGATTTGCACGCCGATTGCCTTCACTTTGGCGGCGATGTCTTCCTCGCTCTCGTTTTCAATGTTGCTGAAGTCGTCGTCCAGTTCACTAACCAACGAAAGAACCTGCTTCATAATCAGCAGCCTAGTCTTGTCGCCTGGGTCGAGTGATTGGTGGTCCAGCTTCAACTCAGAAGCCAGCCCGCGGATGCCGCCGAATTGGGACAGCACTTCGCGGCCCAGCTCCTTCTTATCGAAGCGGCCGTGCATGAGGTCTTCCACTACCTCATGAGCCTCTTTGAACCTTTTTTTGTCCGGCATTCATCCAACTCCAACGACTCAATTCGAACGCGAATTCTTTCCTTGTATCCCGTTCCCACCCTGCGTTTGTCTTTCACGAGTTCTCCCGACAGTGCAACACGTCGTCCCTGGCAGGCGGACGCCAATTGGTCCGCAATCGGTCCAACGGCGTAAACGTCGAATGTATCTTTCAGGACACGAACACGGGCTTCGCAATAGTTACCTCTCAAAGCAGGTACGTTCACGGACACACCGGGCTTAGCGATTACCCCGTGCAACGTCACGCGGTTTACCCATTGCTCTGATTGCGGTTGTCCATCGTTTCCCATCGCACTTCTCGCACTGGTCATCCTTGCCTTCACAGTCGCACAACCTCCAAGGCATGTTATGGAGAATCGCCACACGAGCCTTGTTAAGGTCCACTACGATGTCGTCAACCGGCATGAAGAACGAAGCGTCATGGGTGGACAGCCTG